TTACTCGTGAAGAATTACGTGGAGTAACAAATATTATAGATGCTAAAATCAAAGACGCAGATAGGCTAGGTGCTGAAAATGTTGTATTTGGTTTGAAACAATTAAAGCGTGAGTTGAATGAAGTAGTTGAAGGAGAAACCTCTGTGGGGCAAGATCTTCTTTCACATGCTCGTGATTCTCACCCAGACGTAGAAGCGTTTGTCGATAAGTTAATGAATGCTCGTAAAGGCTTAATCGGGCCTCAAGACTTCAAGGCCGTCTCTGAGATTATGTCTCGGAAGCTAGCTGAGAGAGCACCAGTAACACAAAAATTCGTACAATTCTGGAAAGAAGCTGCTAAAGCTTACGTTGATGAAACTCAGAAGGTCGATGTACCTTGGGTGACATTTGATGGTAAGACTTTATACCAGAGATACAGACCTAAAATCCAAACTAGCATTGAGTTCTATGACAAAGAAGCTAATAGGATGGTCCGTAACATTTACGAAGATCGAGCAGAAGATGCTTCACTTCTAGGAAAAGCAAGTTTAATGAGAGCAGGTATTGGTATGGGTGTTAATGGCAACCATATGAATGATGCTTCTATTGTAAGAAAATTTCATTTATGGGGTCGTAAGAACGGTATTGAAACCGCTACGATTCATGATGCTTTCTTTACCAACATAGGGCTGGCAGCAAAGTCCAAGTATGCGCTTAGAGAAATCTATGCAGATGCTCTTGAAGGTGATACAGTAGAGAAAACATTACTGGCATTAGTAGCGGAAGGTATGTCCAAAGAGACATATAATAAGCTTCGCCAAAAAGCTGTTGAGGATGGCTTAATAAATCCTCGAAACAAAATTACGAGAAAAGATATACTAGCTCCTATTCCGAAGGGAATGGATTGGTATGGTATTGGACCGTAAAAGTTTATGTTTGTAACTAAACCCTAAAAAATTAAAATTAAATGGCTGTGCCAAAGGAAAATAAAGATGAAAGTAGATAAGTTCGGAAACAAAGAGTTCCTCGATGATGGCAACACACCCAACCCAGAGTTCAAAGCTGATGAGGTTGATAATGGTGGTGGAGGCGCTAGCAGTAAAGAGACAGAAGACCTAATCAATCGTATGGTTGAAGAGCGTCTTTCAAAAATCAAACTTAGTTTAGACAAGGCTTACCAAGAACGTGACAATGCTGTTAAAGAGCGTGTTCGTCTGGAGGATGATGCTAAACAACGTAAGATGAAGTCTTTAGAGGACGAAGGTAAGCATAAGGAAGTTGCTGAGATGAAGCTCGCAGAACTCACTGAGAAGCTTGCGTTAGCCGAAGGTAAAGTAACTGAACTCACCCGTGATGGTGCGGTTCGCAATGCATTAACTAGTCTTGATTTCCGTAATGAGCGATCTGGTCAAATGGCCTATCGTGATATTATCGATCAACTCATCCAAGATCCAGAAACTGGTGCATGGATTCACAAATCTGGTGTATCAATCAAAGATTTTGTAGGACAATATGTAAAGAATGAAGATAATTCTTTCCTATTTAAACCTAAATCTAATTCAGGGGGTGGTAGTAGCAATATGAACGGTACTCCCAAACTCGATCCCAATAAGAAGATTACTGATATGACCACTGAGGAAGTCTTAGCACTTGCCGCAGGTGGAAAGCTTGGTAGCTTCACCCTTTAAAATCACAGGAGATTTTTTAAATGATTAATCATACAATGTTCCAAAACGTAGCTATTGCTATTTCTGCATACGCTGACGAAATGTACACAAACGCCAAGAAGCTTAACAGCACTGGTATTGTTGGTACAGATGCCCGTATTGACCCAACAGGCGAAAGCTTCATTGGTCAAATGCGCTGGTACAAACCCTTGGCTGCTAACATTAACGTTGCTAGCCTCTCTTCTTCTGGCGCTGGTACTTACACTGATGTATCTACCGAAATTGCTGACTACATTAAAACAGTCCGTACATTTGGCTCAGAACAAATCAACCTTCAACAAGTTGTATCTCAACAAGACGGTTTGTCTAAAATTGCTCGTGACTTCTCTGAAGTTCGTAGCCAAGACGAATCTGATGCTATCGTTGCTACCCTCAAAGGTGTAGCTGCATACGAAGTATCTCGTGGTGCTGGTTTAGTAGCTTATGATACCGATGGTGACGGTGCCACTACTGGTAACTTCGTTGACATCAATGCTGCTGGTGTATTCGGTGCTGCTGCCGCAACATCCGCCTCTGATCAGCGTAAATTGTTTGATGCTACAGCTATTGGTGCTGCTCGTGGTCAACGTCTATTCCAAGCTCTTGGCATGGCATTTAAAGACTATGAGCCAGACTTCATGTACATGGTTACTTCACCAGAAGTATTAGCTGAATTGCGTGCTGCTAACTTAGTAGACGTAACTACAGTTACTGATGGTAACTTAACATTCCAAACAGTATTCGGTGGTAAATTCCGCCTATTACTAAGCCGTGTTGCTCAAGGCGACTTATCTGCCTCTGCTAACGTAAATGATCGTTCTACAAAGACTACATTCATTTGCAAACCAGGCGCTATCAGCTTTACTAACATTGCTGTTCCTACACCTGTTGAAGTTGACCGCAATGCGGCCTCTTACACTGGCGGTGGTTCTACTGCTATCTGGTATCGTTATGGCTTCGTTGTTCATCCAATGGGTTACGATTGGGCTGGCGCTACTAACGCTTTTGCTACTAACGCTAACTTTGGAACCGCTGGTTCATGGGCACGTAAGATGAATGCATTGAATTTAGGTATTCTACCTATTCTTCACGCTTAATCCATTAGGAGGAACTGATGGCACTAGTCCTAGGTACAAACACATATGTAACTATGGTCGAAGCTGATGCATACTTTGATACTCGCATTGATGCGGGTGGATGGTTAAATGCACAAGATGACGACCAAGAGTCAGCATTAGTGACTGCAACTCTTATACTTGATGAAAATCAATTTATTGGTGTTTCTGTCAGTTCCACACAGAGTCTTGCATGGCCTCGTAAAGAGGCATCAACTTTTGATCCTAGATTAGGACGACAAATTACGTTTAGTGAATCAGAAATTCCAAAGAGATTAAAAATGGCTGTTCTTGAAATGGCTCATCATCTACTATCAAATGAAAATTTGTTAGATAATAAATCTCAGAATTTCGAAGAAATTTCTATCGGTACTATTACCTTAAAAGATAATAATAACGACACTACAAGGACACCACAAGTGCCTAGCTTAGTAAGGAAGTATCTTAAACCACTACTTGTTAATCAAGGTTCTACTCAATGGTGGAGGGCGAATTAAATGTCGCTAAAATCAAAAGTGCAACAATCCGTAGATACTGCCTTTGAGAAATTAAAGGATCTTTCGGTAACAGCTACTTTTGACAATAAGATCGTCAGTGGATTTAATTTTACCACTGGTTCGATTGTAAAAACGGATCAGACATACACTGCTCAAGGTTTTCTAGGTACTAGTAAATCTTTCGAGTCTGGTATTCCTGTTACTACAACATCGCTCACAATTAAAAATAATCTTACAATTAATTTCGATAGTTATTCTCGGGTAACTATTGATGGTATTAAATATGGTTGTAATGTTATTTCAAAAGATGCTTTCGTTGTTGTACTCTCATTAGCAGGAGTATAATATGAGTATGTATAGTAAATTAAAGTCAGACATATATGGGTTATTCGCTTCAAGCGCATGGACAGCAACTGGATACAAAGCGTATCCTGCCAACTATAGTGGAACAATAGACACTACTACTTCTTTTATTAGAGTTAGTATTCTACCAGGAGTAGGCACTGTTAATGCTCATGGGTTTAAGAAAAAATTCTCAGGTATGTTAATACTATCGATCTTTGTCAAGGCAGGTGATGGTGATACAGAATTGTTCACTATTGCTGATACTATAGATTCTTTGTTTCAAGGTAAGACTTTGACAAATGGAACCCAATTTGGCGCAAGCACAGTGATGAAGCTTGGCCTTGATCCCGCAGATAAATCTCTTTATCGTGGTGATTATTCAATAAATTTTAAAGCTTATGGAGATTAAAACACATGGCACACATTACATCAATCGGAGCTGGTATTTTCTCAGCTATGGCCGTAAATACAACTGAGATTACTGATCTCACAACTGTAGATACATTAGCAGAACTAGTAGCTAAGTTTGCTACTTCTAACTCTTTCACTGAAATTAAGAACGTCCGTGAATTCCCACAAATTGGTACACCCGCTAACATTGTTAACGTACCTGTTTATGGTCAAAAGACTTCTAGCCAAATTCAAGGCCAGTCTGATTCACCTAACTTAGAACTTACATTAAACTATATTCCTGCTGACTGGGCACCTACCTCAGCCTTGGGCGCATTAGTTGGTAATGGTAAGATTTATGCTTTCCAGTTCTCTATGCTAAATGCTAAACCAGCTGGTCTAAACACCACTGCAGGTTCTAGTGGTCTAGGTTCTGTTGACAACTCTAACTTCTACTTCGTTGGTAAAATCGAAGCTCTATTAGTTAGCCCACAGTTAACAGATGCTAACCAAGCTACATTAACCTTGTCTTCACAAGGCGGTTTCTTCGGTCCTGCGACTGTTGGTCTCGTCTAATGACAATTTGGGCTAGTTTCTAGTCCATTTACCAGGGGACGCTAAAGAGAGATCTGAGGCTCCCCTTGGTTGTATTTATAGTATATACTAAGGGTAATTAAATTATGGTAGAAAATGATAAACCACCATTCAGTAAATCATTTGTTATGAAGACTACATTCCGTCATATGAGACGTAGTGTTGATATTAGTATTCGTAAATCATTTGAAAGATTCCAAGATTTCGATAAGAATAGTGAAGTAGGTAGGGAGATTATGGAGACATTATCTGTTCTTCATACAGTACGTAAAG